CATTGCCGAGTCCACAGTCTTCGATATTGAAATAATAAATGATTAATGAGCTTTCAATTAGACAAAAAACAAAAAGTCAAAGAGATCTTAAAGTGTGGAAAAGACCCCTCTTACTTTCTTAACAATTACGCGAGAATATCCCACCCTTTGCGTGGGCTTATCTTATTTAACACGTTCAATTTCCAAGACGAGCTTCTTACTGAATTTAATGATTATCGTTTTAATGTTATTTTAAAAGCAAGACAGCTTGGAATATCAACGATCACTGCCGGCTATATCGTGTGGATGATGCTTTTTCATCGCGATAAAGCCATTCTTGTTATGGCAACAAAGTTTGCGACAGCAGGAAACTTGGTTAAAAAAGTCAAAAGCATTATGCGCAATGTTCCAGATTGGTTAAAGATTGCAACAATCAGCGTTGACAACCGCACATCTTTCGAGCTTTCCAATGGATCGTCAATCAAAGCAGCTTCAACTTCTGGTGACGCCGGCCGTTCAGAAGCTTTGTCACTTTTGGTTCTTGACGAGGCTGCCCATATTGAAAACCTTGAAGAGCTTTGGACTGGATTATATCCCACACTATCGACAGGTGGACGATGTATCGCGCTCTCAACACCGAATGGCGTTGGAAATTGGTTTCATAAAACTTGCACAGATTCTGAAGCTGGAGCAAATAACTTTAACTTAACAACTCTTCAATGGGATGTCCACCCAGAAAGAGATGAGGCATGGTACAAGAAAGAAACCAAAAATATGTCAAAGCGACAGATTGCGCAGGAGCTTCAATGCAATTTCAATACATCTGGCGAAACTGTTATTGATCCGGATTGTATGGAGTGGATGCTTTCTACAATTAAAGAGCCGAAATATCGTACAGGCTTTGATCGTAATTTTTGGATTTGGGAAGAGTTTGATGCAACGTGTAATTATTTATTAGTTGCTGATGTGTCGCGCGGCGACGGCGCAGATTTCTCCACATTTCATATCGTTAAACTTGAAACTTTAGAAATCATAGGAGAATATCAAGGCAAACCAACAATCGATATGTTTGCTAATATGTTAAACAGTGTTGGCGGAGAATTTGGCAACTGTATGCTTGTGGTCGAGAACAATAATATAGGATATTCTGTATTAGATAAGCTGATCAACGAGTATCAATATCCAAATGTTTATCATTCAATCAAGTCGACTCATGAATATATTGAGCAACATCAAGCAGAAATAAGAAATTCTGCCGTTCCTGGTTTTACAACTTCTATGAAAACGCGCCCTCTCATAGTTGCCAAATTAGAAGAGTTTATCAGAAACAAACTAATTACCATATATTCTTCTCGCACAACTAACGAGATGAAAACTTTTATTTGGAGGAACGGTAAACCACAAGCAATGAAAGGTTACAATGATGACTTAATTATGGCATTAGCGATCGCATGTTGGGTAAGAGACACAGCTCTTCAGGTAAATGCCAGAGATTTAAACTATCAGAAAGCTTTTGTGAATGCGATTTATACTTCTAAGACGACAATGAATACACAAATTAAAGGTCAAGAAGGCTATAAAAAGAATGAATTATTTGATAAAATGAGTGAAGCAGAGAAACTATATGAACAATATAAGTGGATTATAAAGTGAGAGAATAATAAATGGCACCAAGAAACCCAAAAGAGGGTAAAAACCCAGCAAATAAACAATCAGATTTATTTAAATCTTTAACAAGATTATTTTCTGGCCCAATCATAAATTATAGATCGCAAACAGGCAGAAGAATACGCCGTCAGCATCTTGATAAATTTTCATCTCGTTTTAAGTCTGCTTCTGGTCAGCAATTTAAAAAGTCTCTTTATAATCCTTTAGACACTATTTCGAGCAATGCCATATCAAATCAAAGACGTACTGAGCGTTATGTTGATTTTGACCAAATGGAGTATATGCCTGAGATCGCATCGACAATGGATATTTATGCAGATGAAATGACAACATATTCTGAACTTCGTCCTATGATTAGGATTCAGTGTCCTAACGAAGAAATCAAAGCAGTGCTGGCTATCTTATATGATCAAATTATGAACGTTCAATATAATTTATTTGGTTGGGCAAGAACCATGTGCAAATATGGTGATTTTTTCTTATACTTAGACATTAATGAGAAGTTTGGCATTCAATCAGTTATAGCTCTCCCGGGCCAAGACATAGAAAGGCTAGAAGGCCTGGACTCCACAAACCCCAACTATATCCAATATCAATGGAATTCGGCAGGAATGACATTTGAAAATTGGCAAGTTGCTCATTTTCGTGTTTTGGGAAATGACAAGTATGCCCCATACGGCACTTCTATTCTTGAGCCAGCACGCCGCATTTGGCGTCAATTAACGCTCATGGAAGACGCCATGATGGCGTATAGAGTAATTCGTTCGTCCGAGCGCCGATTGTTTAAGATTGATGTCGGCGCCATTCCGCCAAATGAAGTCGAACAATATATGGAAAAGATCGTGACACAGCTTAAAAGACATTCCGTTGTCGATTCAAAGAGCGGTAGAGTAGATTTGCGTTACAATCCCATGTCGATTGAAGAGGACTATTTCATTCCTGTGCGCGCAGGCTCGGCTACAGATATTACGAATCTTGCCGGTGGATCAAATACAACAGAAATCGATGACATTAAATATCTTCGAGATAAATTATTCGCAGCACTTAAAATTCCTCAAGCATATCTTGCAATGGGAGAAGGCGCCGCAGAAGACAAGACAACGCTTGCACAAAAAGACATTCGATTTGCGAGAACAATTCAAAGATTGCAAAGAGTTCTTGTATCTGAATTAGAGAAAATCGGAATAATTCATCTGTATACTTTAGGATTTAGGGGCGATGATTTGTTGGCTTTTAATATATCGCTTAATAATCCTTCCAAGATTGCTGAATTGCAAGAGCTTGAACACTGGAAGTCTAAATTTGATATTGCTGCTTCCGCCACAGAAGGTTATTTTTCTCGTCGCTGGGTTGCAGAACATATCTTTGCTATGTCTCATGAAGAATTTATACGAAATCAGCGTGAAATGTATTATGATCGCAAGCACGACGCTAGCCTTCAAGCGGTGGCCGAAGCCGCAGCTGCCGGCGAAGGAATGGGCGGAGGCCTCGGGGGCGATCTCGGCGGAGACCTTGGCGGTGATCTCGGCGCTGATCTCGGCGGTGATCTCGGCGGTGATCTCGGCGGCGAAGAAATGCCGGCCGCAGCAGCGGGCGAGCCACCTGAAGAAGAAGGAAAAGAAGGCGACTTATTGGCCGTTCCTCCGGGATCTAGAGACGTGAGCACATATCACGGAAAGCACGGCAAATCAACTTATCGAAAGGTGGCGCCACGCCGTGATGGTCGTAGAACGCGCGGGGCTCCCCAGGCCCACACAAGAGCAAAAACTGCCACACAGAGTATGATGTCTAAAACTCCTGCGGGCTACACTGGTATAAAATCTTTAGTGAGTCCTCCAAGCGTAAGAGGTATTTATGAGCAGGATGAATCTATTTATAGTTTGAGAGAACAAATTGAAGAAGACAAGTTGTTTAAAATCAATAATTCAGTACGCACGCTATTGGAAGATTTAGAGAAAAAAGATAATTTATTAACGGAGCACAAGAATGAAGATAAAGCACAATAAAAAAAGAAACACAGCTTTTATTTTTGAATCTTTAATTAAAGAAGCCACAGCGGCTGTATTAAAAGGTGATGTCGAACAACAAAATAAAATTGTGACTATCTTAAAACGACATTTTCCACAAGATTCTATCTTAAAACGACATTTAGACTGTTATCGTTCCTTATACGAAACTAAAAATGTTGACAAAGTAATAGCCGAAAAGATTTTAAGAGAAGCTAAAATGGCCAGTCGCCTTCTTGATACGCAAGGTCTATTCCTAAAGCAAAGCGATTTAATTAATGATGTAAATAAAGAATTGTCTTCCTCGGTATATAATACATTCGTACCAAATTATAAAATGCTGGCCACAATAGATCAAATCTTCTCTAGCAAACTTTCACCAAAAAGTTTAGTTATCTTAGAAAATCAAATCATCACAGATATGGCCTCAAACAACAATGATAACAACAAAATTGAAGAAATTGATAATGTTGTTCTTAGTTCTTTTGTTGGCAAATTTAACGAAAGATATGAAGAGAGCTTGCTAAATGAACAAAAAACACTTTTAAATTATTATATTGCCTCATTCGCAGACAATTCATTATCTTTAAAGACATTCTTAAATGAAGAAATTGATAGATTAAAGAATTTGTTATTAGAATCTCTTTCCGTTACAGAAATTCAAAATGATCCCGACATGTCTGAGAAAACAAGCAAAGTGATTGAAAAGTTAAATTCTTTTTATAAGCAAGATATAAATGAAAACGTTTTATTAACCGTATTAAAAACACAGAAATTAGTTAAGGAAATCTTTGAAGATGCCAATAACAATTAAAATAGCAAAAGGCGAAGAATCAACAACTGTCCAGCTAGAAATGGACATTCGCAAAAGTTTAAACGGCGATCTTATGATTTTTGATCATGGAGATATTGATATTGTCCTTTCTGCTTCCAAAAATAAAGTGATTGTCTTTCCAAAGGAAACAATGACCGATTTGGTCTATGGCGCGCAAAATCGATTGTTCGCACATTTACGTAAAAAGGGCCTTGTTATTCCTGAATCGATCCAAGCAGGATCTTTTTATGGATCTTTTGAGGGCGATCTAGAAAAGCCGTTCAAAGAAAGTTTAAGTTCTGCAAAGATGGCATTAGTTAATATTAATAATTTTATTAGTGAAGAGCGCCCATACTTTGAGTCCACCGAAGCAATTATTTCAATGGCTGATGATGAACTGATACACCCAGATAAGACAGATTCTACAGAGTTAGGAGAAGTGCCACAGAAATCAGAACAAGGTTCAATTCGTCCAGGGTTCATTAGAGACCCATATTCGCTAAGCTATTTATATACGATTTAAGGATTATTAATACATGTCGGAAATGAAATTAATAATG